GAACCTTTAATTTTCTTTTACCTGTTTTTATTTTTTTTGGAGAAAAACTTTTATGTATCTCTTTTTCTATCTCTTCTTTTTTTATTTTCAATGTTACAGGTTCAAGATTGATATCACTTTTATAATCTTTTTTATATTTTTTATCTTCATTCATATATGTACCTCCAAATTAGAGAAATAAAGATTTATTAGTCTATGGTTACTTGAACTGTTGTATCAATGTCTGAAGCAGATGTTATTTCAACATTTAATAGAGCTGAACCACTTTCAGAACCAGTAGAAACTATGCCTGTATTTAGACCTACTGCGCAATTTCCTGCTGTACCACTAGTTTTTGTAAAGTCTAAATATGCATTTGGAACTAAGAAAGAGTTCCCGCTTGTTGGAACAGCATATACAACTAGTGTTGATAGTGAATCTGCGAGCATGTCGAAATCTCCACCAGAAACAGATAGGTCGTAAACATTATCATACCAATTTGAATCATCAATAATTTCAATAATTTTAGCATAATACGGCTCATTGCTACAAGCATCATCCCCTACTGTTCCAGTATAAGCCAATGCTGTTGCTGTTAGAGGAGTGTTTGATACCCCATCACTCGTCATTGATAAAGTAAAAGCTCCAGACAAAGTAACGGTAGGTGCAATTATCTGTACTATACCTATCTTATTTGTAGTAACGTCAGCTGAATTTAACTGTGTTTCCAAAACAAGTTTTACTACTTCTGGAATCATGTTAGCGTTAACTGTAAATGATTTTCCATCACTAATATTTGCGGTATAATATCTTACACACCAACTTCCGCTTTGTTCGTCTCCTACAAGACTTGTGAAGCTACTTCCTGTAAAAGTTACTTTTTGTGTTACTCCCAATGGAGATGTTGCCCAACCATAAATTGTAGTTCCATCAAAAGCTACGGGCGTTGCGCTTACTGTGGTGGAACCAGCTGTAACAGTAAGTGTTTCTTCTTTATAAAAGTTTCCTAGTTCATAGTCACTCCCAACTGTAGAACCAATCATGCCTAAATTCCATTGAGCATCAGTTAATGTAAATGCCATTTCCCCGGTGTGGTAATAAATATATTGAAGCTGATTACCCCGTCCACCCCTAACCGGAGTAGACCCCAGAGAAACTTCTATAGAACTGTCTAGCAATGTTTTTGCTGTAAATACAATATTGTCGCTCTCATCATAAGCGTAAACGTCCGCCACACTCGTCAAAAACTTACGTGTTGTCATTTTTTACCTCCTTATTAAATAATCTTTTGTTGTTCTTCAACCTTTTTAAATACTATGTGTTTCTTTTACGATAACTTACTTTGCATCTCTTCTAAGTCCATAGATACATCGCCATATTTGTTTTTATTGTCTAAATCACCAAGCCAATGTTTTATAAAAGATTTATCTTTAAATTCAACCATGCCCGACATGCTTGCAGCTAGATAAATCTTGTAATGTATTAGATTATCCATTCTTCTTATACCCTTTACGAATTTTCTTATACTTAGAGAATATATATAATCTATAGTCCACCCTGTTACAAGTGACATGGAAATTATATAGTCTTCGAAAGTTCCAGAACTTGTGCCAGATAATTTATTTTTATATTTTATAGCTTCTTCTAAAGAATCTCTAACTTCTTTTGAAATAGTTTTATCTGGAAGTTCTACTAAATTTTGTTTGCATATTATATCTTTTATTTTCAAAAAGTCTTTATTTGTATATTTCTCGCCGTTAATTACAAAAAATACTCTATGCTTTTCATCATATTTATATCTTTTTAAACTTTCTTGCAAATTTTCAAATGATTTTTCTTGTTTTAGGCATATTGCTAATAATCTATCAAACCAATATAAGTATGGTTGTTTTTCTGCATTTTGTTCTGTGGCATAAACAATATAGTCTAAATCTTTCATTGATATTATTGTCGGGTCTGGAATCGTATCTTTATCTATATATAAACATTGGGAGTAAGATGTAAATTCAATATAATCTCTTACCGTGCCGGGATATATTTTGATGTTTCTATAGGGAACGGGCAGGTCGTAGCAAAGATAGTGAGTAATTTCCATTTTTCTACTCCTTATGCAGAATATGTACTAAAAATTATTTGTTTTCCGCCAAATGGTATTTGACCTGCTTGAAACAAACGGGAGCTTTCATCTGCCATTTTGTCAAATGTAAGTAGCCCTAATCCACCAACATCTACTCCGTTGAAAGTAGCTAAAAGTTCTTCTGCTATTGTATCAACTCTTGTTTGATAATTTGATAGATGATTGATTTTATAGTGAGAGTATACCTCCATACTAATTTCTATGTAGCCTATCGTTCTATTTACTCCAACAGCATAATGAGGCATTATTCTAATAAGTGAAACCTCTTTCATTAGTACATCGGGTTGTTTCCCATCCAGAAAAATATTATACTCTGATGTATCCTGCTGTCCAGAATAAATTAAAGCCGCTTTCTCTGATTGAGTTAGGTTTGCTTTATCCCACGCATCTGCTCCCGTGTATTTGAGCAATTTCCATGTGAGCTCGCTTTCGTCCATAAGGAGTTTTATACAGTTGTAAGATAGTTTTGAAAATGATCGGAAATTGTTATATGCGCTATTTCCGATATCTGGTGTTATTATTGCCATATTTTACTCCTTTTATATTTTATTTAATTTTGTTTTTTTATTGCCCATCGTTTCTTTTGTGCAATTGACATATTTCTTTTTGCTTTTTCAGATGCCTTCATTCCCTTACGGGCTTCGGATATTTTTTTCTTTGTTTCATCGCTGAAAGTTTTTCCTAATTGAGACTCTGATATTTTTTTCTTTGTTTCTTCGCTGTGGTGTTTTCCAAAAAACGGGTTATTTTTACCAGATAAAGATTCTGATATTTTTTTCTTAGTTTCTTCAGAATGATGTTTTCCAGTCAATGATTTGGATATTTTTTCTCTTGTTTCTTCCGAATGATGTTTTCCAAAATTCGGACTATTTTCACCACTTAGATTTATTGACATTTTCTTCTTTGATTTTGCAGAATGATTTTTTCCATACATAGGGTTATTTTTACCAGATTTGGATTTTGACATTTTTCTTTTTGTTTCTTTTGAAGGATGTTTTCCATACATGTAATGATTTTTTCCAGAGTTACCCTCTGATATTTTTCTTTTTGCTTCTTCTGAATGAGCATATCCTAAACATCCACTCCCACCTTTAGATAGATTATACCCAATTTTTGGATCAGTTGCATCTAATTTATTAATCCAATATGTTTCTCTTTCGCACAAATAATCGTGGTTTGTTATTCCGTCCTATAATGTTTTTCTAGTAAAGTTTTCTTTGCCATACCTTTTTACGGCTAGTTTAAAATCTGTTCCAGAGCCAATATATGATTTTTTATTTCCGCAATACTTTCCGATATAAATCATATCGTTTATTTTATTTGTTGTTAAATATATTATCATTCTCCTTAAGCCTTTCCTTAAGCCATATTTTATATGAGAGAAGAAAAGAGCTTAAGGTGTCTCTTATCATCTGGGTTATAAATCCAGACTATCCTCTCTCGTAATAATTATACCACACTTTCTTGATTTTGTCAAGTTGGGTATTCTTTATATTTTATTTAATTTTACCAAGCACCCCTTAAAAAAATGTTAAAATCTTTACTTGTCGTACCAGAAACACAATGAATAGTTAGGTACGATGAAACGTCTCTTAATGTATTTGTTATTGTAAATGCATTTGCACCTGTTTGTGTAAATGTGTAACTTGTAGAAGGTACACTGTTTGCGCCGCAGGTTACTGTAACAGCATCTGCTTGAGCAACATCATCTTCAAATAAGTATACTGTATATGACCTACTACTTCCTTCCAAAATGTAATTTGTGGCAGGTGTAATTATTAGTTCATCGTTAGCTGTAGGACTGTCAGATACTGTTATCACACAAGACGCACTTGTTGGATTGTTCTCTATTGTAGCTGTTATTACACAACTCCCATTTGTTATCAAAGATACACTACCTGAAGTACCAACTGTAGCAATTTTCAAACTGCTTGTTGTCCAAGTGACATCTCGAGATACAGTGTCCTCATTATATGTTATTTCAGTTAATAGTTGAATCGTATCAAGCGGAGAGCCTGATGCACTTTCTTTATTCAAAGAGATTGTATAAACGTTAGTATTTACATCTGCAATACCGTTTATAATATCATCTAATTCTTCATTTAAGAAGTTTGCAATTAAATCTAATGTTAATATTGCAGCACTATCATTATTATACGTTGTTTGATTTCTAAAATCATTTACACCAGTTCCTATTACTTTGTAACAAGTCCAGTGTTGAGTATTTCCAAATAAGAATCTTTGGTTTTGTTTTATTAAGTTACTTCTTTCATTAAACTGCATTTCAATGTGGAGAAACCCACCGGGTGTCATAAAAGGAGAACCCTGTGTAGAATAATCTCTAGGTTCTTTCACTAAATATTCAATACAGCATGGTTCTTCATAATACGCTCCGGTGGATTCGTCAACCCACCTTAGCGTATTGTTGCATCTTCTAATTGTACATGTGCTGGAAAGATTTTTTATAGTTTCCGTATTCGTTGTTAACCATGTGTTACTGTTAAACTTATAATATTTCCCTAACTCTACAGCATGGTCTGTGGTGCTAAATAACACGGTTTTCCAGTCATCTCCGAGCTTTAAACCTGTTTCAGCATTAATTACATGATTAATACGTACATCAACGTTTTCGTATTCTTCACTTCCAATTTCTGTTTCTTCTTCTATAGTCCACCAGTCTGAGGAATTAAAAAATTGCTCATTGAGAGTTTCTTGAAATAATTCTGTGTATTGGTCTTTTGGAGTTTTTCCCTTTTGAGCGGAAGCAACTAAAGCTGCAGTTATATATTTGTAGTCGCTCATTAGACCTCCTATTTATAATATTTTTAATTACAGAAAATCTCAATAGATTATTAGTCTCCCTCAAACTCTTGGTTAAACCAATCGTCCCAATCAAATTCACTGTAGGCATAATTATTAAGCATTTGTGAACATTCTTCTGTTATATGACCCAAATAGTTTCGCTTCTCTTTTAAGTTTTGTGCTTCAGAAGCCATTTTAAAATCTCTATCGGTTATATGCATGTTCATTTGGGTAATGTCACTAACCACTTTTCTAAGCCAATATTTCATCATTACCATAGCCAAAATAACTTTATTTTTTTGACTTAAGGTGGCTGTAAAAAGGTGTGTATCTTCATCAAAAATTAGGCTTTGGTCACACATGGTAAAATCGTTTATCGCAAAAATTAACCATGCTTCTAAGTAATTTTCAAAATCTTCAGTAGACCTTTCATATAAATCTATTAATCTGTAATCAGTCACAGTCATAGAGAAAAGGTCAAAAACATCACTTAACGCTGTTCCCATATAAGCCTCCTTGGTGTTTAGCCTTCAGGATTTTGTTCTAACTTTTTCATATCCTGTGCAATTTCAATAATATTTCGTCCGCCAATTTCAGATATTTTTGATATAATATTAAAATCAACATCAGAAACATCTTGGTCTTTAACAATTTTTACAAGCATGCCATCTATTATTTCTCGCTGAATAACGCATGCTTTTCTGTATAACGGTACTGCTGATTTTAAATTAAACGATAAAATTTTATCAATATCTTCTTTTGACAATATTCCTTCGTACATATCATCAAGTCCATGTTTTCTAATTACCTTCGGATTAAGTATATAAAAATAACCCTGTTCCATAAATGATCTATAATTTTCGAAAATGCTTGCTAAGTCGTTATAAAGAATTCTTTTGATTTCACCATATCTAGTGAAAGAGAATTGTCTTCCCTTTCCAAGTTTTTGGGTAGAAAGATTCAATTAAAACGGAACAAGGGACATAACTTCTATATATGCGTCCAATGGTATACCTGTGTTTTCTTCTTGTTCTTGTAGTTTCTGTCGCAATTCAGCATTTTCTTTTTCTAACTGTCTTTTTTCTAAACTTTCTTTCTTTGTTGTTACTTTAACTTTTTCTTCTGTCATAATTCACTTCCTTTTTTTATTTTTTAACGCTATTAAGCATACATTTGTTCCTGAATTATAATTCTATTATCTATTTGAATATTTCTTTTTTCTAGAAATTCATAGAATTGTTCGGGAGTATTATCCAATCTACCATACATTTTGTGAAATTTTTTATGGCATTTTTTACAAAGACAAACTCCCAGAGGATGTCTAGAATGAATTTCTTTAATCTTATTAACAATTTTTTCTATATTTTTTATTCCATAGTCAATCATCCTTTCTTTTTCGTCATAACCAAGTTCATTTAATGCATCTTCAATAATACTATTTAATGAATATAAATGATGTATATCATCAAAGGTGTTGGTATTTGAACACGCAACACATTTGTAGTTACAATTTTCCATAGACAATTTCCGCCATTCACTTAAAGATGTTTTTATATATGGTCTTAATTTTGTTATTCCACCTTTCCAAAGATTACTATCAGCACCAGATTTTAACTTTCCCATTTCTTTTATCCAGCATTTTCTGCAAGCATATTTTTGGGATAATACACCATGTACGGTTGAAACAAAAATATTTCCACATCTTGTACATTTAAATTCTGATTTTTTATGAGAAGTTCCACCATATTTTAACAATATAATATTATTCTCATGTTTTTTGTAAAGTTTTTTTCTCATGGCTTTTTCTGTGGCAACACCGTTTGTTTTGCTATTTTTGTGAGTACAATTGTAACAAAAAGATTTTACATTCATTATACTATCAAAAGTAGTTTCCCATTCATGACCACATATATCACATTTAAGAATAGCTTTTTTATTGGGAATATTGCATGTTATTACAGTAATTATATTACCATGTCCTTCTTTTATTCTATTTAATATTTTTTTTTCTGTTAATTTATAAGACGTATTTATTCCCTTTTTATGAGTATAAAATTGAGCAGAAGAATATTAAGAATTACATTCTTGTCGGAATATTAGTCAAAAATTCCCATCTGCCCAACTTTATAAACTAATTATTTATACAATAATTATACTACTGTAAAATTATGGAAGAGTCATTAAACCGGCGATAGAACTTGTAGCTACGCCGCTTGCCCAGCTCTTATATAGAGTAGCATTTTGATTCAAATTAGCATTGGCGAATGAGGAGTCAATATTCGACATAGTTGACCCTTCAATAACCATTTTCACAATCTTTCCTGCTGTTGGAGATAACACATATAATCTTGTGTCATCAAGCATCATTTTGAACGGAGTTGAGAAATCAGCTAACTGCGGAATAGAAAGAATATCATAGGTTGCCATTGAGTTAATGTAACCCATTTTTACATAGTCGCTTTCTAGAGTATATCTGTAGTTTGCGTCAGCGGGAAGTACACTTAATAATGCAACAGGTGTACCAACAATAACAGCTTTATTTCCACCGTTCCATGCAGAAACTTTTTGTGCCAAAGAAATTAAATCTGATTGACTATAACCAGCATACAGTAACTTGTCATCCCCAGATGCGGATAAGTTTGTCATAGCTGTATTAAAGGTTGTATAAGCATCTTTAGCCATATCAGTTTCTAATGAGCGAATAACTTTACCAACAAAGTCACCCAGTGATTCTTTTCCAGCAAGAACTTTGTACAAAGATACTTGTACGGTTAGTTCACGCATTTGTGGTACAACAGTTACCTGTCCACTAAATTGTTTGTGAACTTCTGCTGTTCTCATTCCTCTTCCGGCTTTTGATACAACAAATATGTCTCGAGGTTTAATTTCGAATGCAGCACTGTCCCCCCAATCGATTTGACGAACATCAGTATAAAGACCAATGCTATCAATGATTGTATCAGGTAATACCATATCTACTAATTGATTAATAACTGCAAATGTCGCCCACGAAATCATAGGATTTGTGATCCATTGTTCTAGTGGGAATGAGTCAAAATTACTAATATTAGCGTGTCTTAAAATTTCCTTACGGAGGGAGTGATTCATCTGTATTTCTTTTTCATCAAACGTGATGGTTGTACCATCATTGCGGGTGCGTTGGAAATCATATTTTTGCGCATTTCCCCTATCTGTCATTGAGCGATAATGATTCCAGTAATCAACAAATGCTTTATATGGTGCAACATTTGATTCTCCACCAGCGAAGTTTAATACTTTTTTAGAGATTTTCATTGTTTTTTATCCTCCTTTCTTAGGATTAGTTGTCAATATTGGTTACTTCAAATTTGTATCCGACAATTCTTTGGGAGTCAATTGCTCCCGTACCGATTGAAATATAACCAGTGTATAAATAGTGCAGTGTTAAACCATCTGCGGGTGCTGCTGACCAATTTAATTGATAGTCTGCATCAGCTGCCACTACATAATTTCCCGTAGACTTTGAACCACTTAAACCATCAGGTGTTAACATAACCAAATCGCCAAGCTGTAGTTTGAACGCAGTGAAAACATCTTCTGCTGCAGTTCTAAAATTACGTGGGTCTGGATCAATTCCCTTATATGAACTATCACCGCTAGTTGTTACAACAACCTCCGGGTCATAAGCCATCCAAAGATTTACTAAACTTCCTGTAATTGGATAAGTAGCAGTCCATACTTCACTCCCGGATGTGGTATCTTTTGCTAATAGATTCATAACCATTCCGTTTTCAATAGGGCTTGCTGAAACACAAGGTCTATTAAATGAGTCAATATTCAGTGCTGCAACTTTTTCTTGAACTAAAATTCCATATGCCATCTTTTATCTCCTTTCTTTTAATTTTTTACTCTTTTCCTAGGGTTATGCGTCTATATTGGTTACTTCAAATTTGTATCCGACAATTCTTTGACCTCCAATTGCCCCTGTTCCAATTGAGATATAACCAGTGTATAGATAATTCAACGTTGTACCTGCTATAGCTGTTGACGACCAAGTTAGCTGGAAGTCGCCATTTGCTGCTACCACGAAGTCTCCGTCCGACCTTGATCCACTTAGACCATCGGGTGTTAACATAACTAAGTCCCCAATCTGAAGCTTGAAAGCTGTAAACATATCTCCGACTTCTGTGCGGAAGTTACGTGGGTCTGGGTCAATTCCCCTATATTTACTAGATGTTAAAACAATTTCTGGCTCATAAGCCATCCACAAATTGACCAAGCTTCCAGTTACGGGGTTTGTTGCAGTCCATACTTCACTGCCAGATGTGGTGTCTTTTGTTAACAAATTCATAACCATTCCATTCTCTATAGCTGTTGCGCTAACGCAAGGTCTATTAAAAGAATCAATGTTTAAAGCTGCAACTTTTTCTTGTACTAAAACTCCATATGCCATCTTTTATCTCCTTTCTTTTAATTTTTTTAGTCCCAAATATCTGCGGGTTTAGGTTTTTCTTCTGTAAACGGAAGACCGATTTTAACAAAATTGCTTTGTTTATCGCCCTTTTTTGTAGAACTAACAAGCACGAAAGCTTTCGCCTTTACCATATTTTTAAATGCATCTATTGTATCTAAAGTAAATTCTTCCGCTTTCTCTCTTTGGTCTTCAGTTTCGTCCTTTGACATACCGGCTTCATAGGCTTCACTTAAAACGGTATTAATTTCAAAATCAAGTTTCTCTTTGTCACTTGTTTCTTTAAATTCTCTAAGTGATTTGAGTTCCTCAACAGTTGTAGTATAATCACCATGCAGTTTTTTAATTTTTGAATTAGATTCTTTAATGAAAGAGTTTAAAAAGATGCTAACACTTGTACCAATATCAAATGTTCCTTCAGAAATTTCTAGTGCAAATTTATTAAAAATCCCAAGAATTTTATCTCCATATTCATTAGACATCTTTTTATATACAGGAGACTGTGTTTTACATAATTTGAGAATTTTAGAAATAGCTAAGGATTCATTACGTTTCTTCAAAAGGTCAGCAGACATTTCTTTCTCTTCTTCTTTTTTCTCTGCCTCGGGTTTCTCTTCTTTTGTAGATTCAACTTTTTTCTCTTCTTTTTTCTCTTCTTTTTCCATTTCTTTTTTCTCTGCCTCGGGCTTCTCTTCTTTTGCAGACTCAACTTCCTTTTCTTCTTTTGCAGAATCAACTTCCTTCTCTTCTTTCTTTTCCTCCTTATCCGCCGATTCTTCAATCACCGAGTTTTCTTTTTCACTAATTTCTGCATTCTCTAATTTTTCTTTTTCTTTTTTGGTCATGTTTTCTTCCTCCTTTCGTGAAGTTTTTTCGCCAAGATATACTTCTTTGTCGTCATCTTTGTCTTTGCTATTATCTTTCTTACCTATATCTTTTTCACCGTCTTGGTCGGAACTGTCTTTTTTCTTATCAGATTTTGCTTTAAAGATTGAATCATCTTCTTTTGTATCTTTTTCTTCTAGCCCCAAGGAA